AGTTGCTCCAGTTGCTCCTGTAGGACCAGTTGCTCCTAAGTTTCCAGGAGAACCTTGAATACCATTAGCACCAGTTGCTCCAGTCGGACCCGTTACTCCTGTTGCACCTGTTGGACCTGTTGGACCACCAGAAGGACCAGTTGGACCAGTTGGTCCAGTCACAGTTGAGTTAGCACCTGTGGCTCCAGTAGAACCTGTGGCTCCAGTAGGACCAGTTGGACCAGTTGCACCAGTTGCAGAAGCAGAACCTGCTTGTCCTGTTGGACCTGTTGGACCAGTCGGACCAGTCGGTCCAGTTGCACCAGTTGCAGAAGCAGAACCTGCTTGTCCTGTTGGACCTGTTGGTCCTGTTGGACCAGTAGGACCTGTTGGACCAGTAGGACCTGTAGGACCTCCAGAAGGACCAGTTGCTCCAGTAGGACCAGTTGCTCCAGTGGTTCCGTTAACTCCTGAACCACCAGCAGCACCAGTAGGACCTGTTGGACCAGAAGTTATTGAGTCAATCCAGTTAGCACCATTCCAGAATGCAATCGCGTTACTTGGTGACTTAATCCAAATATCTCCAATAGAAGGAGTATCTGGAGCGGTGACCTTGTAAGAAACAAAGGTAGATGCTGTGGTGTCGTAAACACCTGTGAGCATGAAAGAAAGATTTACTGTGTCAGAGTTTACCCAAATGACATCGTTGTTATTCATTGCAAATCTAAAGGTTTCAAAGGATTGACCTTGAGCAATAGTTAAGTTTTTAACAATAGTTGCTGTCGTACTAGTAGTAATAAGACCACCACTGACGGCATGATAAATAGAGGCTTTACTATCTACAACACCTTTATTGGCAATAATAATAGAGACAACGTAAGAACCGTTAGAGGTATAAAGTGCCGTGTCTGTATTAGCAGCAGGATTTGCGAGGGCAAGTCTTTTAACAGCCATTTATTCAGCCCACCCTACAGTTTTCCAACCAGTCGTTGTCTTCACTTCTAGTGCTCCTTCAGAGTTATTTAGGTCTGTATTAAAGCGAATATATCCTACCTCTGTAGTGTTATCACGTTGAGCAGTTGTGCCTTTGTCTACGTAAAGAACGTTTGCGTTACCGCGAATTGTTTTGTTTCTAAAGGTTTGGTAAGCATCTCCAGGACCAACATCTTCTGATTGCAGTAGTCCGTACACAGAGAATGAAGCCTCATCAATGTTTGTTTGAACATAGAGCACGTCATTAGGATTTAGTGCAAACCGAAACGTTTCAAAAGATTGCCCTGAGCCAACAATTAAGTTTGCACAGACATAGGCATATTCAGCAGCAGTAGCAGCCCCTTGAGGAGCAACCCATACGTTTGCTTTCATGACAGGAGAACTGTTAGTGGTTTTATTAGCAATAATTACGGAAACAAGGTGTGAGTTAGACACCGTTGACGCAATAGTCGCCACGTTTGCAGAAGGGTTAACAACCCCCAGTCTGATAATTGCCATTTGTGCTCCTTTTTAGGCTTGTGCTTCTCGCCATGATAATTTAGCAGAAGTTAGAGTGGTGCTACCTGTTAGACGAGCCACAGCAATCGTTAGAATGTCTGGACCATCTGGGTACACGGAGTCTCCTCCTAGAATAGAGTTTGAAAGTTCGAACAACTCACTAATATCTACGGTTGTATTGCCTTCAGCACCCGATGCACCACCTTGTGCACGGAAGTTGTAAACCTGAACACCACCAGAGATAGTGTCGTTTGATGTGTGTTGAATTGTCTGAGTTAGAGAAGGCTGTGGCACTCCTTGGAAGTTTAAGTTGTTCAAGCGTCCATTAAGAAGTAACTTAACATCCACCAACTGAGTTGACTGAATACCAATTTCACTCATAGTCAACTGCATGCGGTTGATAACGTCACGGTCACCCAACTTACCTGTCAAACCTTCAGATACTGAAGGAGAGAGGCGAATTGATAGAAGTGGCTGGTAGTTAATACCAGAGGTGTTATTTGCAGCACCTAGTGGGTAGATAAAGAAGGTGTACTGAGTGTTACCTGCAGAAGTAAGGTCAAGAGTATTTGCACCAAGAACAATATTTGGTGCAGTACCTGTAGATGCAGTCGCATCTGCTTGAGTATTGTGGAAAGTAATGTTGTCCGCATCTTGACGGCAAACATAGTATGTTCGCTGATTCTGCATATTAGTAAATGGGTGTCCTGCAGTATTTGCAGTTCCTGGGTTCTGAGTTACTACACCAGCAATACCTGCTGAGGTAAAGCCCTGGAACGTTACAGCATCTCCGCTAGAGAAACCGTGTGTTGGGATGTTAACGCGGTTAGTTGATACGTTAATAGCCTTTGAACCAAATGACTTGGCTGTAGTACCAAGAATCTGTAGTGTCTGGCTAGTTCCTGTAAAGAGGTATGCCTTGTCATCATCAAAGCGACCATCCATGATAACCGAAGTACCCCAGTGGAATAGGTAAGGGATATACGTTGGGTTAGAAAGCGTGGTTACTTCATAACGTGCAGGCAAGTTACCTGAACGTAGGTATGACTCGTACAGCACGTTGTTGTGCTTAAACTCGTGAACATACTTAACTTGTCCAGATGCATCTTTAAATCCAAAACGAATCTTTCCTGCACCGTACCAAGAGTAGTCAATGTAAGCCATTTGAATCTTGGATAGGTCAAGAACATATCCTGTTGGGCCAGTTCCATCACAGACATCAATATTCCAAGACTCTTGTGGGATTCTTGTATCAATAGTCTTAGTAATGATAATACCTGCCTTTGAAGGCTGGAATGAGTGCAGAGTTCCTGAACCAGTATCAGCAAGTGCTACTGTTGAAGAAGAGTTTGGTGTACCCATTAACTTAAAGGTATTATTGTCTATAACCTTAACGTAGTAAGTACGTCCGTTGATAAGACCTCCAACTGGAACTCCATCAATGGAGTCATAGTTAACGGCAAGGTTTTCAACAAAGCCGTGACCTAAGATAGTGAAGGTGTCAGCAGTAGCGTTAACAACTGTTTGAGGGTTAAACTCTTTGATAGGTCCTGATGAACCCTTGTACTCAGGCTTAATCGTGATTTGAGTATCACTTGCAACGTTAGCAACCTTATAGGTTTGACCACGCATAACGATGAAGTCACCTGCTGCTAGTTGAGAAGTAAAGGCTGTTCCAGTTCCAAATACTAGTTCAGAACCTTGTTGTGCTGCAGCAACTCCAGCAATCTGTTGGGTAGAAGAACGACGAACTGCGTAAATCTTCTGACCGTCAAACTCAAAGTACATACCGTTCTGGAAGTCGAACATACCTGAGCGAACAGCACCGTTTTGCCATGCGTTTACATATAGGTGTGCAAAGCCGTAAGACTTTTCTTGACCCGCAGGAATTGCTGCAGGAGATATGTAAGTAAAGTTGTAAGGGTCTAATACGGAGATTTGGAACAGACCGTTGTAAACGGTGCTTGTTGTGCCATCTGGCTTTAGAGCATCCTTAATTGCAACTGTAAGACCATTTAACAAGCCGTGTGGACGACGAGTCTTACCTTGGATAGTTGTCGCACTAATCTTAGTAAGTGTTTCAAGGTCAATCGATGGCTTGAAGTTAATAGCAAACGATACCTGAATACCCTTACCTGATTGGTAACGGAAGTACTTACGAGTCTGACGAACAATCTGAGAGAAGGATGTTCCTACACCTGTAGACATTTCCACACCACCGTCGAATGGTCGGTGTAGAGAGTAGCCTTCAGGACGAACATAGATAAATGTTGGGTAAGAGTATGAAACTCCTGAGTAAGCCTCACTGTAAGGTCTGTCAATTGTAATCTGAGTGTCAGAACCAATAGCGGTGATTGTTCTAATAATCGGAGTTCTTGGAACTACGTTAATTAGGTTGTGAGCAGAACCAGTTCCTTGGTTTGTAAAGTCAACTTGGTTTGTGTTGTTGTTTGCATCAGTTAATGTGTTGTGAAGAGTGATAGTTGATGCATCAATACGACGAACGTAGTAGTTATACGTTGTAACAAGACCAGTTGGTGCAACACCACCTGCGCCTGCAGTGTATGCAACAACGTCGCCAGTTAAATATCCATGGCTAGTTATTGTAATAACGTTAGTTCCTGCGTTAAAGGCACCAGAAGCAAAAGTATTGCTCTTGTTAGTATTGGCTGGGAATACGCGGAACTTGTCTCCCACCTTTAAAATCTTAGCAAAGGCTGTTCCAGAACCTGCTACCAATACGGAGCCTGATTCAGTAGTAACTGTACCTGCACCGACAATCTGTCCGTTAATCTGGGCAGATGTAAATTGGTGAGAGTTACCAGAACCAAAGTCAGTAATAGTAATTGGAGTACCTGAAATGGCGTTATCTGCAGAAGAAGCAACCTTGATGTAATCCTTGTTTACGTTGATTACGTAGTAGTCAGTTCCTGAAGTAAGCCCACCAATTGATGAGCCTCCACCTGAACTATAGGCAACTTTGGTTCCAGTAATGAAACCGTGGCCTAAAATCTTAAATACGTTCTGTTGTGTATCCACAGTAGAACGAGGAACAAACTCTTTAACAATAAGCGGTACAAGACCATTTGCCTTAACAGTAAATGTTGTTGTAGTTGGGAGAGAATCTACTGTGTAGATACCATCTGGTGTACGAATGAGTGAGTAAAGTCTGTGCTTTCCAACTCCGACACCTGTTAGGTTAATTGCGGAACCGTTAACAGCGTTGTCATAAGTTGTTGCCAACTTAATTTCATCACCGTTTGGAGCAATAATGTAGTAAGGAGAACCAGAGACAAGGCCTGTTAGAGGTGATTGTCCTGCTGTATCGTAGGAAACAAGTTCACCTGTAGTAAAGCCGTGGTTTGGAATTGTGATTGTTTCAGTAGTCAAATCAACTGAGTTAACAGTCAGAGTATGAGTTCCTGTACCTAAACCTGTTAGGTTAACAATCGCTGCTCCTGTTTTAACAGTAGACAACTTAATAATGTTTGCATCTACTTTAGATACGAAATATGAAGAACCATTTGTAAGTCCGCCAATTACTGTTCCAGCACCACTTGAGTAAACAACTTTTTGACCAGTTGAAAGGTCATGCTGTGGGATGTAAAGGCTGTCTTCTTCTACGTTAACTGTAACGAAGATAAAAGAGTGTCCAGTTCCAGTTCCAGCAGATGTTAAATCTAAGTCTGGACCATTTAAAGACTGGCTTAAAATAACGCGGTTTGCATCTACTACTGTCTTTACGTAGTAAGTAGCACCATCAACTAGAGGAGCAATTACAGTTCCACCGTTGACTGCATACTTAACAGGCTGATTAGCCAAGAAACCGTGGTTGTTAATAGTAATTGTATTGGTTGCAATATTGACGATAATTTTGTCAAAACGCTCAATAGTTGCAGTACCAGGACTTGTCACATCAACATCAGTAAATGTTGGAGATGGGGTTGTACTTAATTTGTAAGAGTAGTTGTCAACCTTATTTACATAGTAGGTTGCTGTATTTGCAGTAATGCCACCAGGAACAGTTCCATTGGTAACAAACTTAACTGCTTCACCACTACTCAGACCATGCAAAGATGGGGAGTAAAAGGTGTTACTTGTTAAATCTACCTGTAGTGGAATTAAAGCGTGATACTTGCTTCCAGCAGGAGTTAAGGTAATTGCGTTTGTTCCGCCATTTGCATCAACGGCTGTTGGGTGCAAAGTAACTGTTGCTGCAGCAGCAGCGACTAGAGTTACTGTTACCTGACCGTCAGCATCAGCATTCCAAGAGTTAAGGTTTGTAATTGTGTCTGTTCCCCAAGAAGTTGAGCCGTTAAAAGACCCACTTGAAGTTGCAACGTTTGTTGCTGTAGTTACGATGAATGAACCACCGCCACCACCAGAAACTCGTGCAGCAGAAGAACGAGCACCAGCACCACCAGAGTAGCCACCGCCACCACCAGATTGACCAGTTGTATCTCCATCAGAAGATGCACCGCCACCAAATCCGCCAAATCCACCAACTGTTCCACCAAGAGAAGGAACTGTTAAACCTGTAGCAAAAGAGCCACCGCCTCTAATTCCTGTAGTTGAATTAGAGCCATCAGTAGAAAACCCACCGCCACCACCAGAGTTACCTCCAGTTGCAACTGAACCATTACCATTTGAGCCACCATCAGCACTGGCAGAAGAAAGACCTCCAGCAGTTGTAAGAGCACCGTCTAGACCGTTAGTAGTATCTGCGTCGGCAGAACCACCTCCCGCCACAAAAAGAGGGACGTTTCCTGATTTACGAATAACCCAAGTACCGCCACCTGAACCGCCGTAAGTTGAACCAGAACGAGCAGCAGTTCCGCGTTGTCCAACTACAATAGTAAGAATTTCACCCTTTTGTAGGAATACGCGTCCTTGGACAATTGCACCGCGACCAGCAGAGCCTGAACCAGAACCGTTAAGTCCTGCAGCACCGCGAACGTTAAATGTGTATGTACCAGAGGTTGGAACTGTCCAATCTTGGTAGCCTTGGAAGTTACCTGCTTGTAGGTAATCTGTTCTCCAAGTAGCACCGCTATAACTAGAGTGTGCCTTAATAGTAGAAATAGATGGGCCTACGTTTCCAGTAGTTCCAGCAGTTGTAAAGGTAAATGATGAGAATGTGTAAAGAGCATTTGCTGTACCAAAACCTGTTGCTGAGGTTTTAATAAAGTAAACGCTGTTTTTTGTAAGCCCAGTAATTGCAGTGCCGTCTGTTACATAACGAACTGCTTGGTTATCTGAAAGCGTTGCCTCAATAGAAAGTTTATTTTGGTACACATAAGGAGCGTTAAAAAACGCAGTTCCAGCACTTGGTGTTGTTAAAGTTACATCTGCACCACCTGCAGTTGTGCTAAAGAATACTTGAGCAGTTCCAACACGTTTAATGTAGTAAAGAGAACTATCACTAAGACCATTGATTGTTCCTAGGCCAGTGTTGTAAATAAAGGCAGAACCATCGCGTAGTGCTGAAGGAACAGTAGGTTGCCCAGTACTATCTGTTGGGTAGTAGAGGTAAAAGTCAGCCGTGTTGATGTTTGTGGGTGTAAAGGTATGAGTTCCCGTTAAACCTGCTGCGGTAATATTAATTGGCATATTTACTCACTCCTTAACTTGTTGTTGTCTGGTCTGTAGTATTGGTGTTTGGATAAGCACGGTTTGGTCCCCAAATAATACGAACTGCACCACCGCCACCATTTCCACCACCGTAATAAGCAGAGCCAGCACCACCAGCACCGCCACCATAAATACCGCCGTTAATATCGCCACGACCGTAGTAGTGGTAAGGCTCACCGAATCCACCTTGTGTTCCACCTGAACCACCGAATCCACCGTGACCATAGTAAGAACCTTGACCGTCGTTAAACTGACCGTTAATTCCTACACCGCCACCAGCAGGTGTTCCCCAGTATGAGGAGTGCATAGCACCCGCTCCGCCACCGCCACCGTAACCTTGACCACCGTTGTAATCTCCACCGTGACCTTGGTAACCACCAGCACCGCCACCAGCATAAGGCCAGTTCCAGTTAGTGTAACCACCGCGACCGCCACCACCTGATGAACCACCAGAGAATGTGTAACCACCAGAAGCACCACCAGCAGAGTTAGGTCCGCCCTGTCCTGAACCATAACCAATGATGTGGTTAGTTGCAGTTGAATTGCGTCGTAATACTGAGTTATTACCTGGACGAGAACCTTCGTAGGACCAAGTTCCTCCACCGCCACCAACTTCGACAGTAAATGTTTCGCCAGCAGTTACAGGAAGACCTGCAATCCAAGCAGTTCCTCCACCGCCACCAGCACCGTATGACCAAATGTAAGAACCACCGCCACCGCCACCAACAGCCATTGCTGAAATTGTTGATACGCGAGCAGGGACTGTAAAGGTAAATGAGCCAGGAGATGTAAAGGCTGACTGTCCTTGTGGAGGTGGAGCAGTAAAGTTAACTTGAACTACCTGGAATGCTTGACCGCCAGCAGGGTCTGTTCCTGTAATTGTGTGTTGTGCAGCGTAAGCACCTGTAGGAGTTCCGCTAATTAAACCTGTAGAGGTGCTCATTGATAAACCTGAAGGCAATGCTGGAGAAATAGAGTATGAAACTGTTCCTGAGAATCCTTGAGCAGTTAAAGTCTGTTGAGAACCCGCAGCAATATTGTTTGTTACCGCTTCACCAGTAATTGATGCAGTAAGAGGCAAGATAGATGCTAACAAGTGGTTCATCTTAAAGTTATGGTCATCATACTTATTAGTTACAAAGTAAAAGTCTTTTGCTTCAGTACCAGGAGTAGAGAAGCGTCCACCAGATGGGTAGGCATACTTAATCATTTGCTTATCAACAAAGCCGTTATTTTTTACGTGAACAATATCAAGGTCTGCAGAAATACCAATTTGCTTAAACTTTTGAGTTCCAGTTCCACCTGACATAGAGGTGATAGGGTTTCCTGCTGAACCTGGTAAGTTCTTTAGAGTAAAGAAGTACTGTCCTGGGGTATTGTTAAAGAAGAATGTGTCAATAAAGTAGGTTCCATTTGCTGTCAAACCTGTCGCAGCATTTCCTGTTGTGGTGTACTGCACCATAGTGCCGTTATACCAATCAAGGTCGGAGATTCCAGAGTCTGAAAGCATACTTACTAGGGAACCGCTAAAGGAAGAAATGGTTCCGCCTCCACCTGCAGTGTTTGCACCGTCAAAAGTCTTTGGAGTTCCAAGTTGAACTGTGATAGGTGCTTCTAATCCTTGGTTATTTCCAGCAAAAGTTTTTGCAAGATTTGCAAGTTGGAAAGTTCCTGTCATGGAACCAACAATGTCAATAGTGGTTCCGTTTGGAATCTCACTTACAGAGAAGGTGGCGGTTGACGCACTAAGAGTTCCTGTTGCTTTTACGAATACAACTCCGCGAGGATTAGTAAAGAAGTACCCTGAACCAGCAACTACGTTGTAGTAAAGAGGAGTTCCAACAATAGCACTAACAAATGTTTCACCAGTCTGGTGTGAGACGGTAATTGTGTCTGCTGATGTATCAACAGAAAGAATACTGCTTGTAATATTTCCAGTACTTGCTTTGTTATCAAAGTCAACAGGTAGATAGTTGAGGGTATTTGAACCATCAAATGTTTGTGCAGTAGATGAGTTAGAGGCATCGAAGGACTTACCAGTTGTATTTGATGAGTCAAACTCTTGAGAAATGGATGAGTTTAAGTTAAGGAAATAAAACGGAGTATTTAGACCAAAACCGTGTGGGCTATCTGTTTTAACAGTAAGAGTTGAGATAGTTCCTGCATCTGTTTTGATACCTTCAGAGTCTGCAATTCTAATTTGAGAACCCTGGAAAAATTCACCTGTAATAACAGATGTGTACAAATCTTCGATAGAAGCAGTCTGTGCTTGGTTTTGCTTACACAGATAAGTAAAAGATGTTGGTGTTGGAACTGAGTTAATAATGAAAGAACCGTTTGCTGTAAGAGATTTTGTTCCAGCAACGTTAATAGGAATACCAACTGCAAGTCCGTGAGCAAGAGAGGTAATGACTTTAATTTCTCGAGATTGCTCTGTAGATAAAATAGATGAAATATTAGGGATAGTTGTATCACCGCTCTTTGAGAAGAACGATGGAGTGTTATTAATAAGTTCAACAGTTTCCCACTTAGTAGGCTGTAGACCGTATTCAAAGTCAGTATCAATCAGTGTTTCAGGTTGTGAAACACGGAGTTTAGTTACTGGGTCAATAAACTGCGATGGGAAAGTTATCTCTCCACCTGTACCAGAAGAACTGCTGCTTGAACCACTACTACCACCAAGAAAACCAGGCATCAGTTACGACCATCCTTCTCTGTAATCATCTTGCATACTTTACTAATTAATTTTACATTTAACTGTGTAAACATCATGCTCCTAGCCACCACATAGTAGATAGTGCTAATGAACCAGCCTGTCCTTGTGGACCAGTTGGACCAGAGTTTCCTGAAGCAACCTCCGTCCACGCGTTATTAAAGAATACGTAAGTTTTTGCGTTTTGGGTGTTAAACCAAGCATCACCTAACTCTGCTTCTGCAATGGGAGGAGCACTTGCTGAGGCAGTGAACTGACCAACAGGGCCTGTAGGACCAGTAGGACCAGTTGGACCAGTAGGACCAACAACTGTTGATGCTGCACCAGTAGGACCAGTTACACCCTGTGGACCAGTTGGACCAGTTGGACCACGCTTGTTATAGATAGCAATTACACCAACTTGAGTTGCATCTTGAACGCTTCGGTAAACTAAGTTTGCGGGAGCATCAAGAGGAACTGTGTAGGTAATAATATTAGGAGTACTACCTGCATAGGCTCCTGTAGAAATGTTGTTTCCAACCATTCCAGGAATTGGATTTGCAGTATCTGTTAGGTTGAAACGAATTGTGAAAGAGTCTGTGATTGGAACAGAACTTAAATCAAAGTAGTAGGTTTCTCCACGAACAACATCAAGTGTTGGTGTATCTCCTGCAATACCTTCGACTAAGTATTGTGTTGCTGCGCCATTATTTGTAATCTTAAAGGTAGTTCCGTTACGTGCACCAGTCGGTCCTTGTGAACCTGTAGGACCAGTTGCACCTGTAGGACCAGTGGCTCCAGTAGGACCAGTAACAGTTGAAGCATTACCAGTTGGTCCAGTTGAACCTGTTGAACCAGTAGGACCTGTAGGACCACGGAATGGTCCACCATCTGTCCATACTGAACCTGACCAAATGTAAATATTTCCAGAAGCGGTTACTAAGTAAGCATCACCAGTAGTGTTTCCACTTGCAGGAAGGTTAGCAACTTCGGCAACAGTTCCCTTAAGGTTAATAGATGTACCAGCAGCACCAGTCGCACCAGTAGGTCCAGTTGAACCTGTCGCACCAGTAGGACCTGTAACAGTTGAGTTAGCACCAGTCGCACCAGTAGGTCCAGTTGAACCAGTTGGTCCTGTTACGGTAGAGGCTGCACCAGATGCACCAGTGGCTCCAGTAGGTCCTGTCGAACCTGTGGCTCCTGTTGGTCCTGTTACTTGTGAAGCAGCACCAGTAGGTCCAGTAGAACCTGTTGGACCTGTAGAACCCGTAGGTCCTGTAACTGTTGAAGGTGCACCTGTGGGTCCTGTTGAACCAGTAGCACCGTATGGACCTGTTGGTCCTTGAATGTTTCCAACGTTATTCCATGTACCAAAGTTTGGTCCAGTTGAGTTTGGAGTCCAAACATATAAGTCACCACTTGCAATTAAGTAAGCATCGCCAAAAACTCCTGTAGGACGAGCAGCAACTAAGGTTGCTTGGTCTGCGTACTCACCCTTAATTGTTACAGCAGTTCCTTGTGCACCAGTTGGTCCTGTAGGTCCTGTAGGTCCTGTGTTACCAGTTGGACCAGTAACAGTTGAAGCAGCACCAGTAGGTCCTGTGTTACCAGTTGCACCAGTTGGTCCAGTAAAACCAAGTGCACCTTGTGCACCAGTCGGACCCGTAGGTCCTGTAACTGTTGAAGCAGCACCAGTTGCTCCAGTAGGTCCAGTTGGACCTTGAATACCTTGAATACCAGTAGGTCCAGTTGCTCCTGTATTACCAGCAACACCAGATGCACCAGTCGGACCAGTTACACCTTGAACACCTTGTGGACCTTGAATACCTTGTGAACCAGTTGCACCAGTTGCACCCATCGCACCAGTTGCACCAGTTGCACCCATCGCACCAGTCGGACCTGTTGCACCTGCTGAACCAGTCGGTCCAGTTACACGAGAGTCAGCACCAGTTGGTCCTGTAGGACCTGATGCACCAGTAAATCCAGTTAAACCTTGTGGTCCAACTGAACCAGTAGGACCTTGTGGTCCTGTTGCACCAGTTGCACCAGTGGCTCCAGTTGCACCAGTGGCTCCAGTTGCAGAAGCAGAACCTGCTGGTCCTTGTGGACCTGTTGGTCCTGTTGGTCCTTGATAACCACGTGCTCCTCGAGTTGTAGGAACGCCAGGTAAAAGTGCAGGGTCAATCTCTGGGTAAAGAGGGCTATTTGGGTCAATAGGCATTATGTTGTCACCTCACGCACTGTAAATAGTTTGCCTGCCTTATACGTTGTTCTTTGTCCATCGTTATAAACAAATTCGATGTCCCAGTACATACGCTGTGCAAGTCTCCTGGTCTGTTCTTTGGTTAAACTAATATTGATTGTATGGCTTGTATTATCCGTTGGAGAGGTAGTCACTGTCACAGTAAAAGGCATGTGACTTTGTGGGGCACCCGCTTTCCAGCGAATATTGGCTACGGCTCCCTTTTCAACAAGGTTTCCGACATACGGAATAGAGTACGTAAACGCCACATCTTGATAGGCAGTAAGTTCCACAGAGTCATAAGGTCGCTCTGAGGGCTGGTCGCCGTAGGTAGGTCGGGCAAGTTCGATTCTTTCTGGGTAAGAGTAATCATCCACCTCCTGTGGTCGATAAACTGGAACGTAGTGGTTTGTGGTTTTAGAAATTCTGCGGAATGTGAATACTTCAATTCTATGAAGACCAATTCCTAGCAAGACACACAGTTCACGATACTGGTCTTTGCGTGCTTGAATCATATCCATTAATTGACGGTAACGCTCAGAACGTGGAATTGTCACACCGTCTGGAGCAAATACGTTAATGTCAAAAGAAGCATCTGTTGCTAAAGTGTAAAGAGCAAGTGTGCTTGCAAGAAGAGATACTGGGTACACCTCTACTGGAGGAAGATTTTCAAGTGTCTGTATTCTTCCTAAAGAGTCTGTTCTATTATTTGAATGCTGCAGTACAGCATTTTCTACAAAGCGATTAATTTCTGCTGGTGTAAAATATCTAAAGTAATTACCCGCAACTGTGATTTCAGTTCCATCTGGTGGAATTACATCTGTTACTAATACTCCGCTTGCCTCTTCTACAGAGACATCATTAGAAACATTGAACTCATCAAATCTTACATAAAGGCTTGCTGCATCTACAGGAGAGTAGTGAAGACCAAATCTATTTGTTGTACCATCTGCAATAAACTGCATAACAAAAGATTTAGAAGAGTCCCCTATTTCGGACCTAACCATTTCGGCTAAGTTAGACGCTGTTGCCACGTATCCTCCGTGCTTAAACTCTAGATGCTAATGATTCCTTATTAAGAAAAATTAATCAGCATTAAAAAAGGTTACTCCTCTAGGAGGAGGGCAGAAACTAGAGGAGTAACCAGAGGATTGACGATAACTAAACGGTTGGTTTAGTTTGGTCGCCAAATATAACCTAGACCTTCAAGATAGTTAGCCAGTTCTGAAGGAACTGAATATTTAACTCCTGCTTTAAAGTTGTATGTATTTCCTACACCCCAGGTCATTTCTTCAATGTCTGTGATGGTTCGGATAACAACTTTGTCATTTGCAAGTGTTACGCCAACTTCTACGATTTCGTCTAGAACAATTGGTTTCTCTGGGTTCTTTGGGTCAAAGACCGCAGTTTCCAGAAGTTCAGCCTCAACCTTGTTCGCTGTAGAAATTTCTTCCTTACGCTTACGAAGTGCTTCTGCATTTTCTTTTGTTGCTTGTTCCTGTGCACGCCCTGTTGCGTCCAAAGGACTAGTTGCTTTGTTTGCCACGATGTATTTCTCCTTGTGTTTGTATTGTTAATTTTTGTGGCGGAAGAGTCCCAAAGAAGGAGTATGGGACTCTTCCAACCAAACGCTTATTTAATTAAGCGGTGAAGACCTTGCAAATTGCTTGGTCTGTGATTACGCCAAGACCCCAAATTGCATACCAAGCAAGAGCGTGCTCACGACCGAAGTCAAGAACGCCACCATCGCGAAGTTCAACTGGAAGGGAAATTGCGTGACCGAATGCGTTGTCACCAATCATGATTGACTCGTAGACAGTTACTCCTGAAGCCACAGTTCCGCCAGATGAACCAGCAGGGTTTGGTGAAGTTGAACCTGTTGGGTTTCCACCTGAACCTGGGTTTGTATTGGCTTTTACTGGAACTTCAGTCTGGTCAGCAGGTGCACCAACATTTGCAGTCTCATTAACAACTGCTGCTGCTGCGTATGACTTAACCTGAGTTGTTTCGATGAATACTACGTCGTATAGACGACCAATTTCACCTAGCATGAAGTTTCCTGGAGCAGCGTACTTTGTAACTTCGATGAACTCTGGGTTCGAACGAATGTCACGTGACTGCTTTGGATTGATGAACATTACGTATGTCTCACCTAAGCGAGGAATGTTCTTTGAAGCAAGGGTAAGTGCAGCATCCTTGACAGAACCAGTAGTCAACTTGTGGTTGGCTGTGATGGTTGAGATTGATGTTGCCTTTGAGCCTTCGTCGTAGAATGACTGTGACCCTGCTGATACGCCTGTACGGTCGTAACCAAATACTGCAGATGTTGCAGCACCTAGTGTGTTACGTGCCTGTACATCTAGGTACTGTGCCATGTGGCGACCTAGAAGACGTGAAGATGATGCCATAACGTCATCGAATGATGCGTTAAGAAGTAGTTCAGAAACTGCTACTGCGTAGCCGTGTTCTGCAACTGTGATTGCAATTTGTTCTGCTGTAAGAGCGTTTGTTGTTAGACGTACACCTTCTGTAAGTGGTGATGGGTCTACAGCAAAGTTCTTGTAACGTAGGAAGTTCACACGAAGACCAGGTGCTACACCTAGTTCAGTCTTCTTAACTGCAAACTGCTCGAAACGCAGAATTGGCATTGCTTGAAATAGAATTTCTTTAGACCAGATGGTCTGAATTGCTGTGGATAGGCTGGAGTTTGAACCACTATAAGCGGTAGGTGCTCCTGCTAATTCACTGGTGCCTGTAATCGCTGATGCCATGTTGGTATCAGTCCTTTCTAGTTAGTTGGATAATTTAGTTTGTTTGGTTTTACCCGAACAGTCCCTTACCACGATTACCTGCTGCTTCGCCAAGTAGTTTGGCTCGTTGCTTCGCGTAATCCGCCAATGACATTTCCCGAATACTTTCGGGAGAGTACGAACGTTGTTCCGAATCATTATCGAGAGGTCCTGATGCAGGAGACGTAATACGTGTTCCTGCCATTTCTCTGCGAGTAGACTGTAAAGCCTGCTGTGCAGAGTCGAGAATACGAGCAGATTTATCTTTCAATGACGCGATGCTCTGCTCGATTTCATCACGGTTGTTACCCTCAATCAAATCAATGAGTTCAGGAATTACGTTTTCACGCTCCTGCTCAATTCTTTGTTGACGGTACTGCATTACTTCTTGAAAATGTTTTTCTTGCTCAAGTAGAGCAAAGGCACGTTCTCTTTCGAGACGCTCTGCTTCTAACTGAGTCTGAAATTCCTTTTCCTTTTTTTCTAGAAGTTGACGGATGTCCATGTCTGCTTCTAGTTTCTTTTCATCAAGTTCAGTTTGCTTCTGACGCAGAAGTTCTTCGTGCTCTGCCTTCTCATCGCGCTCCTTCTTCAAGGTAGCAAGTTCTTCTTTTAGTTTTTCCATTTGCGGATACAACTTTTCTTTCTCTTGTGCACGAGCACGAGATAAGTCTTCGGCTGAAAAGCCAAAGTCAGTTGCTTCCTTAGAAGCCTTGCTTTCCACGATAGGAGTAGCAGTCTCTTGCACTACTGACTCAATCTGTACTTCTTGTACTTCAGTGTTTTCCATAGTAATTGCGTATCCGTTTCCTTGGTTATTGTCCGAATGCGGTTTTACCCGCGTGTCCCACATTTCCTACCTGATAATTGCACAACATTTTGAAGTGTTTGTCAGGCTAAATCAGATTTTTCATCTGAAATTTATTGGCTTCTATCTACTGCTCTTCTCTGCGGAATTTTCGTTCCATAGGACTCGGTTAGCAGTTTGTTCCGAATATCCATCTCCATACCAGCCTCTGTCATAGCCATTTCTTGGGCAGCAGGGTCGGCAGCGTTTTCTGGGGTTGGAGCACCTGAGAGGTTATCTCCCATAATGTCGCCATCACCTAATTGAGTAGGTTGCAGTGGAACTGCTCCATCTCCTCCAGGACCTGGCATCATTCCAGTCATATCTTGAATTTCTTTTTGAATCTGCACCTTTAACAGGGTTAGAGCACCATCTGAAAGTGCTTCCGCTTTAAGTTCTTCACGAATCTCTTGTAGTTTCTCTTCTGGGAACTCTTCTCCCAAAGTACGTAAAGCACCTTCTTTAGACTCAAGACCCATACCAAGTTTAGTTTGTACTTCGTTAAGGATAATTAATTTATCTAATGGAAGAGGAGGTGGGAACTGAACGCTGTTTTGATAGGTAAGAGAGTCGTTAGGGTCAAGTTTAACCATTTGACCTTCTTTGATTGGACCGTCTTCATCTGGGTTGTACATCATTGTTTCTGGCTCTTTAACTGCCAAGTTTAAAATAATAAGTTCGTTAATCTTCTCAAGGCCGATTCCATACTGGGCAGTCTTTTGAGTCCAACGATTCATAAGAGGCTGATACTGAATTGAAAGTGCAACACCCGAAGTATTTGAAATTGGTTGAACTTGACCAAGTGCTGTCTCTGGAACGTTCATTAACTCGTGCATAGAACGCTTTAATAGTTCTAGATACTTTAGAGCACCATCAATTCCTGCTCCACCACCTTCAAGGTTAAACACCTGTGCATCTTTAGGAAGACCGCCCCAAACTTTCTTAGGACCCTTCTCAAGGTTAGAAGCCTTTGCACCAACGATAACTGTTACAGGTGCAGCATGGTAATTAATGATGTCTGCAACATCTGTTGAAATTTCATTGTATGCACGATTAATAGAAATAATGTCGTGGCAATCAGGAAGACCCCAAGGTGAGCCAGCAACAGGGATATTTGCAATATGTACAACAGGAATTGTTCCTAGAGGATTTGGACGAGAATCAATAAGTTCATCGTTAATATACTCTTCAATAAGGTCATCTGTAAGAATCTCAGTGTAAGTAAATACCTGTCTTGTTCCCTCTAAAGAAGTTCCCCAAAAACGATACTTCTGTTTAAATCTTAAAAGACGATTGCGGTCGTGTGGGTGAAACTCTGGGAATGAGAAAGATGAGTTAAGAGGAAGAACTCGAACCTTTCCTGGGTGTACTCGACCAATTGCATCAGTCCACGGTTCTTCATAGGCTACTTTTACAAAGCAATCTCCAGAGATTCCGCCTTGCTGTGCCATTTCTAAAAGAACTCTAGTTTTGTCGTTATCTACTTCCCATACTCGCTGCAAACGGTCTGGAACAATTGCTTCAGTTGCTTTAGGGCTGCGGAAACCAATTCCCTTGCCAAATGTAAATCTAGAAAGATAATCTGTAAATGCTCTGTAGTAATTGACTGCAATTTGCATTTCGCCTTGTTCACGGCGGTAACCCCAGTGATGACCTAAATACATCGCCCAATTTAAAGAGTAGCGATTTAAACGTGGACCATGAACTTCAAATTCTTCGTCTGCTAGTTCCACTAAACCAAGCGGAGAAATTGAGATAGTTAAATCAGAGGAGGCTGCTCTGTATGAGGGAGGGGAAAAGTCAACAAAACTCATCGTATGACCTTACTTAGTGTCACTCTTTTTTCCGCCCTTATCCTTTTTACGTTTCACGTCTTTTGCGTCTTTTTTAGTTCCACGTTCTTTTTGCAATTTTGCGAACTGTTTTTCATTAAGTTTTTTTGTTATTTCTATAGGACTATTTGTGTCGGTAAATCTACCACCACTTTGAGTGTATCTCTCTCGAACCCAGTGACTTGCTGCAGGATTTGGGTAGGTTGAATACTTGGCTCTTGCTTGAGCAATAATCATTTCCCAAAGTTTTGGATTAGCAGGTTTTTCAGCCACGATGATTTCCTTTACAACTTTGTTCCCCCTAGGACAATCCTAGGGGGTCAAAGACAAAAAACTCTTTTAGTCGTTTACTACGGTTGGGGAAGTACGTTGTGTACGTCCACCAGAGCGTGCAACAACCTCAGTTGTTTGTTCTGCATAGTCTGTGAAAGACCCATGTGAGAACTCAGCAAGGAATGTTGGTGCTTCTGTCCATGCAGCAGAGCCAACATGGGCACGTGCCTGCATAGTTTCTGCAGCAGTCTTTTGCCAGACTGGAGCATTACGGTTTGGACGACCTGCAGCAGCAGCAAAACCTTGCTGCATTCCTAGTTCAAAATCATTTGGAACATCAGTATCAGTTGCAATACCTTCTTCAAAACGAAGAGGACCACGACGTGATGCGTTTCCTGCCTCTTTCATTTCGTAAACATTTGAACCCTTTTCAGGGAACTGTGGGTTTGGTGCTAGTGTCATTATGACTCCTTATAAGGTTAGTAAGACGGAATGGCCTATTCCAAAGATGATTTTCTCTGATTTTTTACAATAAGTATGGGTTAACTCGTTTTTAATTTTTAGTGAAAAACGGACTGCTTGTTAGAACCACCTCTGGCATGACTAAATCCTTAGTCATGGCACAGGCAATTGAAAGACTATCCACGTAGTCATCATGGGCGTAAGACTCATCAGGAGCAGCCACAAGGAAGTTAGGACCCTTGTATTGAACCTCAGCATCAACCATCTGTTGGTAAAACCTTTTCCACGTTCTTAATCGACGTGATTTTGCATGAGCAGGATAACCCAACATTTTTCTTTGAATTAGTGCCTGAAGGTGTTTCCAACGTTGTGACTGCTCAGTAGCACTGGAGGTAATAGAAGCAACCTCTGCTCGTGGGAGTAGAAGTCTAAGACGCTGTGCAACAGCATCACCAACACCGTTAGCGTCAACGCCAACAGCAAGTACATCGTAGTTAGAAAGAAAGTTAACTATTTGGAAGTATTGCTCTTCCCAATCGTCTCCCTGTAATTCCATCCAGTTTAAAACGCGATGCTCAAAATAACCAAACTCATCTGGTCTATCCCAGTCAACCCACACAACAGTAACAACTGTTGAGTCCATCTTACGAGCAGGGTCAATACCGACAACAACAGGAGTTTTATGCCAAACCTTTACTACCTCTTGAGATGTATCACCTAGTTCATCCATAACTCCTGAAGTTACGAACATACCTCGTTCAAGAAGCCACTTACAGTTGTAAGACATTTGGAACTCATCGGAGTCTTCACCAATACGTAGAGTTTCTTTCTTTATGAACTTTGAGTAGTTTTCATTAAATTTTGCGACATCTTTCCAGTCCCATTGGAAATGGTTTTGTCTAGCACCTCGAGTTGTTTGACGACGTTTGTTTAGTTGGATTGCTCTGTAAAAGTTATTTTTACTTGTTGTTGGTGTTCCTGTTTTAACCATGGTTCCTGCGTAATAAGCAAGCATAGGAGAAATTGATTTAGATACAACAAAGTCATCTGCTTCTTGGCACTCATCAATAACAACCAAATGGAAAGACTTAGACTCGATTTTTGCACGTGGGTTGGCTGTCATCATTGTGATTGTTGAGCCAGACTTCTTTAGTTTAATCATTCTTGTTACTCCACCAATACGTGCAGCAGAATCATCAATTTCAGGGTCACCAAGAATTTCTAATGCACGCTCTGATGTAAGGCGTGTAACAGTACGACCGAAGAGTGTTTCTGCCTGACCTTCTGTTGGTGCAAACAAACCAACCCAAAGACCATCTTTAAACTTACCTAGTAAATCTGGGTATAACTTTGCAAGACGTGGAAGAAGAATCATTAATGTTGCAACCGTATTCGCAACTGTTTCAGACTTACCTGATTGACGTGCTGCAAGGGCTGTAATTTCTTCACCGTCGTTTATCAAAACCGACTCAATAACACGACGTGCTAGAGGCATTTGATAAGGGTGTAGCGGGTAACCAACAAGAACTTCTTGGAACTCTATGATTTTATTTATTAACTTTTCGACAAATTGAATTGACAGTTCATCTAGTTCGTTTTCTTCAGGCGGTAGAGGAGTTTCTTCATCTTCTGCTGCGTAAAGTTCGGGATTAATTTCCTCAAACTTTTCATCATTAAAATCAATAGACATTTAGTTCCTAAACAGAGAAGCCCACCGAAGTGGGCAACCCCGCGTCTGAGAGAGGGAGACGGTTAATTCTATCACTAAGTTACGACCTTCTCTTTAGTTCTCTCATTATTTCTAAAAGTGCTTCTGCACCCATTTCTAATTCGTCCAGTAATACTGGTTCGTTAGACTTCTGCCAAGCAAAAGTATCTCGACCTATAGCAAATAAAGAAGCCTCAACCCATCCAATTAACTCTGGAGTAGGTAACTTAGAGATACGCTTCTGTATCTTCGTCTGGGGCTGGTATCCATCCTTTTTCTTCTTTAAAATCATCATAAGTTACATCCCTTCTCGAAATCGCACTGTTTAATGCTTCTTCTTCAGACTTTGTTCCCTGCCATTTTCCTAAAACAAGAATACGACTTAAGGGTAGTCTAACCATAATTGGGGCTGCAAAACGGTATGGCTCTTCAATTTCTTGGGTCCAACCATGGACTATAAGTTTGTTACCCCATGTAAGAGGCTGTTTAATAACTTGTACGAATCGTTCTGTTCCGATGTTGTGCGCCTTTGGCATTTATTACCGTTTCTTTTTATTACCCCGACTGGACTTTAATGCTGTGGTTTTAGGCTTACTTGCTTTAGTTCTTGGTTTTTTGGTAACACCGTAACCAGTCTTAGAAGAAGGTACAAGGCTTTGACTACCTTCAAAGTATATCTGATTAGTACGAACAATTCGGTATAGGGTTTCTCTAGCATAGGTAGGTAAAGTTCCCATAGCAGCATTGCCACGAGCATGGCTATCTAAATATTGGCGAATAAAACGCCCTTTAGAAATGGTGGCTTTAAAAGCACTCCAAGTTGATGGCTTAACATCGTAATAGTTATAGAACAACCCGTCTCTAAAGACAACGGTTAATGTTTCACGCTTTGGGTCATATCCTGCAGCAACTGTTCTGGGACGTTGGTAATTAGTAGTTGATGTAGGTAATACTGTTAATGGTGCAGGAGCATCGTAGTTATCTAACGGCTCATCTGCAAAGTTTGAGTAACGAGTAGGCTCATAAAACTCACCTGACTCTTCTTCTTCATCGCCCTCAAAAATTTCAATTGCATCATAAAAATCAGAGCCTGGTGATACTGGGAGTGACTGAAACGGATTAATACGTCCCGTTTGTGGAGTCACCCCCAGCATCTTTGCCATGCCTTTTACTTCTCGTTCGCCAACTCCATAGAGTTCGCGGGTCGGGTCTAGGAGTGCCGATAGTTCATCAGAAGAGGTTCTAGCACGTAGAACACTTCTTTGTTTATCGTTACTACCACCTGTAGAGGTAACCCGAGCCATTAGAAACCTAGATTACGCTGCTGCGAAAAGAACTAGGTTGACTGCTGTACCAAATGCAATTGATGCTGCACCTGCTGCAACAGATTGGGTTTTGACCAATCCTGCGTTTGAAGGTGACGCAACATAACCAACTGTTGTGGTTGTAACAGTTCCCTTAACAAGACTTGAGTCTAGTAAGGCATCTGTTGCTGATGCTTCTGTTTGACCAACAACGTCTGGAACAACTGCGTAAGCAACTGCTGATACGTAGGCTCCATCAGTGTCTGGTGTGTATTGTGGGTAACCGTTCCAAGCCGTTGCCTCAATTATGTGGTCAGCAAGTGTACGGTCAAGACGTGTGGTGCGGTCGTCATCTGGTTGCATAGGCATGTTGCCCCATACAAAGTCGATAGCAATTTCGTTCTTTGAATCAAGTAATTTACCTGAGTTATTTACAGCCATTATTTATATTTCCTCACATGTGTGGTTATCAAGTTGGTCCCTATAAAGAACCTCGTCACAGTCGCGACATCTGAAAAGACGAACGGTATCGAGTGCTTCGTGTAAAGAGTCCGAATGTTCGTTACCGTATTCGACCTGGGGTTGACTTAAAACTTCAGGGGGAAAGGGTCCTAGAGGCCTACTTGAACTTGCAGGAACGGGGTGTCCCTGTATTGCAAATTTTCTTATAAGTTTCATTCTTCATCAGGCTCAACTGCTATTTTCTTTTTTGTGGCGGAGGGTGTTTCTGTTACAGGAGCCTCTTCTACCGTGTTTTCGGGAAGTTCAGTCTTTAAAATTTCAATTGCTTCTTGTTGAGCAACATCTAATGCATCAGAGGTAAACAAGTTACCTGCATCTCTTTGAGCATATAAAAAGGTAGGTAGACATTGACGGCAGTACCAGTATTGAACAGACTTGTTAACCTGATAGAGGTAGAACCCTGGATTGCTGCAGTTAACACAAACCACTTCTAACGTTTTCTTAGTTGCCATTTATTGCTCCTTAGTAATTAACAATCCCACTTACGTAATGCTAGTGCCTTACGTGTTGGTTTTCCGTTTTTCTCCATTGGTCCTGGCATGCCACCCATACGTGCACAAAACGACTTACGACGTGATGCGTCTTTAGGAGAGCGTGCTGCTCTTTCTCGTGAAACAGGTGGCTTTAAATCTGAACCAGGGTTTTCACGTTCATAGGCTTTACGTCCCGTTTCATTGAGACCGCCTTTTGAATTCTTACCCTCTTTGCGTTGCCACGCTGCTGTTTTCGGCATTACTACTTCTTTTTACCTGTTGCTCTTCGTGCAGCAGGTGGTGGGGACTTCTTTAAACTTACAGCGCGACCTGTCTTTGGGTCACGACCAACAGTGCTTGGACCACTTGGTGTAGAGGTTACTGGAGGTGGTGTTGTATCTGGAACAGTTGGCATAGAAACTGGTGCAGGTGTTTCACGAGGAGCATTAAACTTTCCACTCATGTCACCTATTTTAAACTCAGCAACTTTTCCGCTTTCACTTAACTGACCAATGCCAGCAAAGGCTGCTCCCATTTTTGCAATCTCATGTCCTTGGGTTAACTTTGTCATACCCTTTTCATGACGACGACCTGCTTTTTCAGAGGCTGCTTTTGCAGCAACTCCAGCATCTTGAAGTTCACGAGTTTGTGAATGCTTTACATCCATCTTCTCTAAGTCATAGCCGTGTTGTCTTTCGGCACGAACACTAGATAGAACATGTTGTGCAACTATTGCTTGTGCAGAACCTCTATCTTTGTTTTTATTAGCAAGTGCGCTATTAACAGCACCACCAATGCGTTGAACAATGTCTGCTCCTGGTCCACCTGGGGGAGCACCGAACTGAATTTGATTTAGGGCCATGAGAGTATTTTTCCCTACTTTGGCTGTATTTGTGTGTTAAGCGTCTTTATTGCTTCAAGTAAAATTACTTGATTCTGTTGGCGGACAATCTCTGCCTCTTCCATCTTACGTTCTAAACGGTCCTGCCTGACCTCCATACGAAAAACCATGTCCTTTATAGACTTGCCTCCGTTGTGAGAGAGTTCCCCATCAAGTTTGTTAAGACGAGACATAACTCCTGGCACAGCATCTCTGCCTTCAGAAGCATCTTCGCCTTCCCAGTCTCTAATGAATTTACCCCAATGAGCAGAAAATTTATTGAGTTTGTTTATAAAGAACCCTAGAATTGCCCCGCCTCCTAACGCGATTCCAATAAGAATTGAAATAGTTTCTATCTTCGACATTTCTAGGGTTCCTTTTTGTAGTTACTTCTTGTTAACTGACTTTACTGGTTTTGTAGCAAGTTTTTTTGAAACCTCTTTTGCTGCAACTTCTGCAAGACGACCAAATGCTGGGTCTTTCTTATTGGCCCAGCGAAGTGCTGTTGGGATTAATGAACCCCAGAGAGCATTTGCTACGAGTAGCCATTCAGATTGTCCAAAGTCCAAAGGGGTTGCTGCGTTGCTTGTTTGCATAACAATCATGACTGCTGCAATTACTTGACCAAGTAAATTGCGTAAGTACGATTCGAGTGCTGCTTTATTCATGTACATCTCCTAAATGTGTCAGGTAGACACTATTGATATTTTAGTCGTCTTCTCGGTTTCTAATTGGGTAAGTGATTGCCCAAGCGAGAAGTGTTCCAACAATAGCGTAACCAACAATCGTTTTAGCACTTCCATCAAGTACTACCCAGGCAATAAACATGCCTAATAGCGTCCATAGTTGGTCAATCATGTCTTTAATTATTTTCAAGGTTTCCTTCTCCTAACGCCTTTACTATCTCCTGATGAACCTCCGCCACCAGAACTTCCTCCGCCACCAGTAGAACTACCACTAGAGCCAGCAGCACCTGCTGCAGCACCAACGGCGTTCATAGCAGCACCTGCTGCAACTACAGTGGCAACAACCATGTCAGTTGCTTCATCACGCTCTTCTTCTGACATGTCAGCACCAATGCTGCCCAATGCAAGTAACACTTGACCTGGGTCTTCAAAGATTTCACCAAGTAATTCTGCGGGGTTTTCAAGTAGCACTAATGCTTCTGCAACTTCTGCAGTAATTATGACAGCATTTCCCTGTTCGTCAGTTCTAACGTCAACAGGAGTTTGAGGTGGCAAGTCTTGATACGCAATACCAGCATCTTGTACCTGTTCTGATGTAAGTGTTACTCCCGCTACAACAGAGGCAACTAATGCTTCAGCAACAAGTTCTTTTTCTACTGAAGTAAGTTTTCCGTCTGCAGCAAGTGTTTCTGATAAAGATTTCACTTCTTCTTTAGAGATTTTGCCATCGGCATTTAAAGCCTCAATAACTTTATTTCCATCAGATGCAGATAACTTGCCATCAGAAAGAAGGTTATCAACAACCGCTTTTACTTCTTCTTTAGTAGTTGGTGCAGGAGCAGGTGGCTCTGGCTGTACTGGTGGTTGTACTGGTGGCTCTGGCTGTACTGGTGGTTGTACTGGTGGCTCTGGCTGTACTGGTGGTTGTACTGGTGGCTCTGGCTGTACTGGTGGCTCTGGCTGTACTGGTGGCTCT